TTAAAAATAGGAGTATGTGTCTGCGTAATTGTCACCCTCGTCAATTATGTTTCTTAGTGCTCTCCTAGAAATATTGAGATCAAAGTCAATGAGCTTTTGCTCAAGTTTTAATAGTCTTTCTCGGAAAGCAGCGCCATAGCCCTCGACCGCTGGCAGGATATGTTGTGCTACAGCGAAGTCTAGTGGCCGATTTCGCATGCCACCTAGTTCGTTTGCAATGTAGCAGTAGCGCTTGATTGCATTTATTTTGCGCCGGCTGATATGGATGGAACTAGTCTTGGCTGTGTGAGATGATAGTATTGAGAGTATCTGGTCGAGAGATGCCTGTTCGTCCGGTAGGAAATCTGCCTCGCTAGACGGGATATTGAACGCATTATTTATCTGTTGGAATGGTATTGCGCCGTTAAAGCTAAATGAGTTAGTTAGTGAAGAGATTCCATCTAGACTTATATCATCGCCGAGCGAAATGATAGGGGCTCGGTCGATGAGTCTTGGTGACAGCTTCTCGGTAGTTGCATCGTTATTGATAGTTGCGATAAATCTAACATTTTTACCAACTTCAAGAAAGCGAAGTGATGTGTCTGGGATGCCAAGGTCAATTTTTCGACCACTTCCCTCCGGATCGCACATTCCCAAGAAATCAGACCAGTAATGCTCAACGCTTGAAAGATTTGCCTCGTCGAGTAGTACAAGTTTCATGAACTCTTCGGCAGTAGGTTCTTTATGTTTGAGAAATTGATATAAGCCGCTTCTAGACGGTTGGTACACGTCCTTCAATGAATTGTAGAAGCCTAGAATGTCACGACCTGCTACCCACCCCCTACCGACTGCAATGTTTAGGAAGTTACCACCCTCATCTTCGTTATTGCAGTTATTCAGGCTGAATGCATGTGCCAGCCTCAGGGCTGTGGAAGTTTTACCAGTTCCAGGAGGGCCGGACAAAATTGTGAGAAATGACTGGCTTGTGCTTATTACCAGGTTGGCCATTTCATCATAAGTGAATGGTCGGCCTTCGTCTGAATGGAAGTTGTTAAGTAGGTAATGGATGTATTCTTTGCGGTTTGTTTTGTTTAGTTCGATATCGGAAGGCTTTATTTGCGGTGCTTTGTTTTCTAGCTCTGCTTCGTATCCGGGCTTTCCGTTAAGCATCTGGATTAGAAGTTTCAATTCTGTAAGTTTTTCCCCGAGTTGGGGTGAGGCAATTAATGTTTTCTGGCTTTCTAGTGTCCTTTGAAGTTCGATGATTTCTTTTTGTCGATCTTGCTGGGTTCGTTGCTGGAACTGAATTTCATCCTTCAAACTAACTACTTTTTTAAGTTCTTGGTTTTTTTCGAGAAGCTCTTCAAGCTGCTTCTGGTTTTCCTTGATCTTCTGTTCTATCTCTGTGTTTGTGTTGGTTAGAATGGTCTGCTTCTCAAGTAGGCTTTGATGCGCTTGTTCAGCAGATTGCTCTTGGATTTTCTTAACTTCGAGTTCGGCTCTAACTCTCGCACGCTCAACGTCTTCATCTATGGTTTCAAGCTCTTTCCTCTTTAGCTCCGCCAGGCGGGAGATTTCGTTTATTTCGCGTTGAATCTGCTCCTTCTTTTGCAAGGTTTGAGCATCAATTTCTTGAATTTTTTCCTTGATGAGGATGTCTCTGTTTTTGTCGAAGTAATTGTCTAGGTATTTTTTTCCTTCGATATTGTCCAGAAGAAAATCTTCGATGATTGCTTTTCCGTAGCCGTCGTCTTCTAGGAACTCTGCGAGCACTTCTTCAAGGCGTTTCAAGCGTTGGTCGTTATCCATCGCTTTGTTTTTTTTCTTATACGCATCAATTATTTGTGTAAGCTTTGTTGCCTCGTTTTTTCCTAGGGTTGAACTTCCTTTTCCAAAACCCGATTTTGCATAATATTTTATCAGGCGTGAGGCGGAAATATAGTCAACTTTTTCGAAGTTTATTTTCTCAAGTTTTTTTAATGATGTTATGAATGTTTTTGTTAAGCCTCTTATTTCAAATCGAAGCAATTCGCCACTGTCTTCGAGCGCGCTTTTATCGAATTGTGCAATATGATCTGTCGGTAAGTTTAGTGGCGTTAGCCCGGTAGATGGAGTCAGAAACCAGTCGTCTTCATCTTTCGTCGCTAAAAATGGACCGTTTACCTTTCCGCCGTCTTCTATGAAAAATAGAATGTTTCTTGGCAGATCATAACCCAGACTCACCTTCCCTGTATCAATGTCGGGCATGGGCATTTTGATGACTGGGATTAACGTGTTGTGCTCTAATCGCTCCGCCCACTCACCTTTGGAATAGTATTTTTGCCGCCTTTTATCCTCTTTCCATTCATTATCCGTCTCGTGCCACTCTCTTAGTATAAAAAGCTCGTCATCCTTAAATGATTCATCTATTTTTATATACTCTTTGGAAATAAAAACTCCGGTGTTCGGGAAATCTGTTATGTCCGCGTTTTTGAAACCTCCATCTTCAAGTTCCAATGCAACTGGAATAACATTACCAAGGTCCGGATTGAAATTTCGTGAATCCTTAACAACCAACAAACGTCCCATTGCGAAAATCCCATTTTCGGTGTAGGTGGCTTTTAGATGTGATGGCGCATTGCCTGTCGAAATTTAACGGTTCGCGGTGGACATACCAAGCTATTTTCGTCGCCTAGATCTTCAGTGATGGCTGACCTATCTCTGCATCGAGGTCATGCTTGCCGAATGGTCAAGGTAGCAGCCTTCTAAGCCGAGCGCAGATATGGGGTCCTGCCACCAATCACGCCTGGCTTTACAGTGCCGTAGTAGCCTGTACCAAATTTATCCCGCAATGCCTGAGGACCGCATAGATCATTTTGCCGAGCCACCAAACCTGCGCCCATCCCTTACTCCCATCAGTGCTCTGACCCAGCCTTCGACCCTCGAGCTATTCCCCACGTCATCCCGCCAAGAATGTTGAGTGTTATCAGGGATCGAGGCCCCTGCGACCTGTGGGGATGTCCTCTAACGCGGGACTGGCGGCTCCTTACGACCGGGAGCAAGGGCATCTCATGATCTGGCCTCCTTAACACCGTTGCCTGTGGGCGGGTGGAGGCAGCACTGGCTGACTAGACCAGCGCCTGAAGATCCTGAGCCGGGTGAACGCAGCACTGCGATGACCGGGGCGTGCCTGACTGTCAGTCAGGTGCAGTCCATTCCGTGGTCTGCGGCACCATCATCTACATGGCTGTTGCTGGTGACATCGGCGTTTGTCACGCCGATTGTCACGACGGGGAGTGCCGCAAAGCCATGTGCGATAAGGGCTGCAGCAGTGTTAGACGCGCCCGTCTCTTTCCAGCAGAAAGAGACGGGCGCAGGTTGGCGCAAGAGTCGGCCAAGCGGATAGGTTGCTGCAGGGCAGCTGAATAGGGAGGAGGTTGGCGCGCGAGGGCCATAAGCTGGAGAGGGCATCCATCACATGGGTAGTGATCGTACGTGCTGCCGGATGCTGAACATACTTGGGATGAACCACCACGATCAGTGGCTTGGCCTTCAAGGTTCGGGCCACCTGGGTGCTGTCATCGACAGCGCTTGCACGCTCTTTTCTACTCCCCAGGTCTTGCAGGGTCAAGGGGCGTTTTTGGGTTGTCCAGCGGTTTTAAGCAGCGTGATCCGTCTATGGAAGACCTTGGCATTCAGTAGCGAATTGCGGTGCTTTTTGTTTTTTAAGTGAGGTCCCTCCAAACAGGGCGGCTTCGCAGCCCTGTTTGGAGAGACCCGCGAGTAAAACAAAGCGCTCGCGTATTCACGGTCCTGTTATCGCTCAAAAGCGCCACGCTCTTCTTCCCGTTCACTGCGGTCGATTGCGCTAGCGTTGAGGCCGAGTAGCACCGTCGCCTTGTGCGACAGGAATTGATTCACGCGAGTATCGAACTGATCTCGCAGGCTCGCGGTTATCCCGTCACGAAGCGCATCAAGATAGTCGGCGTACCATTGCATCATGATTCGCCGTTGAGTTATGTATAGCGCTTGGTTGTACTCACCGGCGATGCCACCCTCGACATGCGCCAGCTGACTTTCCACGTGATCCTTGAGCCACCCATGCTCGCGAAGCAGCGTGCTAGCCGTGTGCCTCACGCCGTGGCTGACCATTCGACCCCCGTAGCCAATCTTGATGAAGACTAGGTTGATGGTGTTCTCGCTGATCACGGGCTGCTTGTTGCCGTTCCCCGGAAACAGATACTGGCTGCGCCCAGTGAATTGATGCAGCTTGATGAGCATCGCGATGAGTTGATGAGGTAAAGGGCTGATGTAGTCGCGGCGCATTTTCATGCGTGCGGCGGGGATGGTCCATGTGCCTTCTTCAAAATCAATATCTGCCCAAGTCGCGTAGCGCACCATGCCAGGACGGGCTGCGGTAAAAATTGCCATCCAGGCGGCGATCCGCGCAGGTAGGCGGCTAGTAGTCGTACTCAACGCTTGAAGAAACCCTGGCAACTCGTTTTCGTGCAGGTGTGGGTAGTGCTGCGGAGGGGGAGGAGCGAGAGCTATGGCATGGAGCTCGGAAGCCGGATTGTTTTCACACAAGCCTCGCGCAATCGCCTGACTGAAAATCTGCTTTAGCCAGGTGCGGGCCTTGTCGGCCACGTTGAACGCACCGCGATTTTCGATGCTCGCCTGCAACTTCGCACAGTCTGCTCGTGTGATTTCCTCCAACTGCTTCGACCCGAGCGCAGGCAGCAAATCCTTGTCGAGGTAGTCGCGGATTTTTTTCAAAGTTGCCGGGGCGCGGCCAGAGTTTGATTTGAACTCGTACCAGTATTCAGCCGCGCGCTGGAAGGTGTTGAGTCCGGCTTCCCGTTTCTGGTGCTTGTCTAGTCGGGCCTTGGCTCCAGGATTGATGTCGTTTTTCACCTGGCGACGGCATTCGGCGGCCTTGTCGCGCGCCTCCTGCAATGACACCAATGGCCAGACGCCTAGGGACATTTTCATTGGGTGGCCGCGGTAGGTGTACCGGAAATGCCAGTACTTGCTGCCGTTCGGATGAATCAGAAGGCCAAGACCCAAACTATCACCAAGCATGTACTGCTTGTCGGTCGGCTTGGAGGCTTTGATTTGCAAGGCGGTAAGGGGCATATCTGTACACCTCCAATCCTCGAACTGGAATCTGTACGGAAAATGTACCAAAAAGGGTGTGGCTGGCAAGAGGCGGGGATGGAACCCCAGAGACCAAAAAGCCCGCAGTTAGCGGGCTCTAGGGGTATTGCTTAGCCGTCGTTGGACGTCTATGTACATCAAATGGTGCCCCGAGGGGGCAACTGTGGTGGTGTGGCAAAAAGGTGCTATAGCGGGCGTAAGGCTTCAACCTACTGATTACGCTGGATTTTAGATGTCCCACTTAGTGCGGCTCGCGGCGATTGGCTGCATTGGCGTGATAGCCTTTACGCCACATTTACGCCAGCAAGGACAGAGGTAGGGGAATGGCATCTTTTCGGAAGCGTAGCGGTGGCTGGCGAGCCGAAGTGGCTCGATTGGGAGTTCGGGACACCAGGACCTTCACAACGAAGGCCGCAGCAGTTGCATGGGCCACCACCCGTGAGGCCGAAATCCTGGCGTCTGCCGGCGGGCCTAAGTGTTCTGTTGAAATGACCGTATCCGAAGCGCTACGCCGCTACAAACGTGACGTGACCCCCACCAAGGCTGGCAAGAAATGGGAAGAGCTCCGCCTGGACAAGTTTGATGCAGAACTCGAATGGGTAGGTGAATTCCTGTCGGACATCACTAGTGACCAGGTGGCCAAGTGGCGGGACGCAAGGCTTCGAGTAGTTGCTAGTCCCACCGTTCGCCGTGAGATGACGTTACTGTCGTCAGTGTTCGAGATTTCTCGTCGGGAATGGCGCGCATGTGTCGTCAACCCTGTGCGCGATGTGAAGCGTCCCCTCAACAATCCGCCCAGGGATCGCCGCATTGACCCAGGGGAAGAAACCGCTTTGCTTAACCGGCTTGGCTATGTGGATGCCGAAGTCCCTGTGACGCTTCATCAGGAACTGGCCATGGCATTTCTCATAGCCCTGGAAACAGCTATGAGGCAAGGCGAAATTCTTGGGATCACTGCCAAGGATGTAAACCTTAAACAGCGCTTTGTGCACCTTCCAATGACTAAGAATGGATCTAGCCGAAATGTCCCTCTCAGCAAGCGGGCCGTTGCACTGATCGGGATACTACTGGCAGAGAAGAAAGGTGCTGAAAAACTTTTCAGGCTGACGTCTGCGTCGGCCGATGCGATGTTCAGGAAGGTGCGAGACGATGTAGCGATTGTGGGGCTAACGTTCCATGACACTCGACATGAGGCTATTACGCGACTGGCAAGAAAGGTCGATGTCCTCGACCTTGCCCGTATCACCGGCCACAAAGATCCTCGTTCGTTGATGGTCTATTACAACGCCACGGCTTCAGAAATGGCATTGCGTCTGGATTAAAAAAGCCTGCGCGAGGCAGGCTTAAGCTTTATGCACGCCTTCTGGCGCGGGGTTCTGGCAGCCTGGCTCTATTTTGCCTTGTCCAGGTGATCACTTCTCCAGCAAACCAACGTTTAGATGCCCGCTCTCCGGTAGCGCACGGCTGCATGCTCTCCGGAAAGGTGTCTTGCACCACGACACGGCGTTCGACTGTGTATTGGGCCAACTTGAGATAATCGGCAATGTCCTGCGTTGTCCACAGTTGGTCTTGGATGGACACTTGCGGCCGTTTCAGCTGATTGATCAGTTCGTTGAGCGAGCTGATGAGAGCCGCATTCTCGAGCATTAGCGCTTCGTTCGAGGGCGCATGCACATTACTCATTCCTGCTATTCCATCAGCGGCCGCGCTGGGCGGTGAATTGAACGTGGGGGTCGGTGCTGCAGCGGTTGGCTGCGAACAGATCCGGCTGTGCCATGGAGGCTCCCAATTTGCTGGCCAAGGCGCGTGCTGCTTCATCGGCGCTGATGGTGCTGCTGGCGGTGGCCTTCTCGCCCCGAGCTCGGGCGGTGTAGGTGCCGGCGCTGAGTCGAACGCTGATGATCAGGTCCGGGGTCGTGGTCTGGTTAGCGAGCATAGCGGCGCCCCTGCTGTACTTTTTTGGCTTCGACGTTGGCCATGTAGGCCTCCCATTCAACGGATTTTCGCTGCTGGCGGATTTGGCTGCAGCGCTGGTGCTTGCCGGTGGAGCGGGCCTTGTTGCAGACGTCACAGTGGTTGGGCAAGTCCAGCGAGTGGCTGGCCAGGCGTGGACGAGTTTGTTGGCTCATGACGCCACCTCGGCTAAGCCCACATCGTCATAGCCGGGCATCGATACTTCGGCGGCGACTACCCGAATGCCACACCATCCGAAGCCATCCTCCTCAACCGGTCCCCCCCAGCCTTCCTCGTTGTGCAGATCGTCCTTTGACCAGATGGCGCCAGGGTCATCGCCGAACACCCCTTTCGTGCGCTCATAGAACTCGGTACCGCCTTGGGAGAGCATTGCGTTTATCAGCGTTTGACCGGCCAGGCGGATGACCGCTTTCACCACGTCGCCGCCTTCGTGGCGCAGGCGATACTTATCGTCACCCCAGAAGCTGTTGATCATTTCAGCCCGTTTGGGCGTCAGCCTGTCGAGGTTCACTTCGAGCAGTACCTCGTAGTCCTTCCAGGTGTCTTTGACTTTGAAGCGCTTGATGTTTGCTGGAGTGGTCATGCTCGAGCTCCTGGAGCAAAGGTATTAATGGAGTGGCTCGCGTCGTAGCGAGCGAGTAGGGTGGCGACGAGCTGGGCTTCTGCCCCATCGAGCACGCCCAAACGCTGGGCCATGTCGGCGGCGCCCTCGAGGCGGGCACGGGTGCTGGGCGAGCGGTGCACCTGGTGATCGACCATTGCGGCGCCGATGACGCCGATGGCCAGCAGGCGCGGGCTGTGGCCAGCCTCGGTTGTGGTAGGCTTCGCGGTACCGCTGCTTTGGGTAATCGAGTTCATTTCACTGTCCTCTGTGGTGGTTGGCGTCGAGGAGCTGCAACTCCTCGGCGCTTTTCTTTACTACCTGGTTCTCTTTATTCGTCGGCGGATTCGCCCATCGAGCGAGCGATGTCGATCAAGTCGTAAGGCTCGCTGCTCGGAATTTCTGTTACTTCCAGTGAGCCGTTCTCCTGGAAAACAAACAGCCACTGTCCGCACATGAAGCGATCAGGAAGGCGCTTGTTCACCTCTTTGGCCGCGATGCTCGCCGACTGGAAGGCCTTGGCCGCTACTTCCGTTGCCTCTTCCAAGGCGGCTTTTGATTCCGCCATGACCTCGTAGCTGCGCTGCAGGTAATACAGCGAGTCCTTGAGGTCGTAGATAGGTCTGGTGGTCGTTGTCATGGTATTTCTCCTTTTGGGTTGGCTTTACGCCAGGGTGGTTGGGCGCTGTTCAGATCGGCGCACCAGGAAGATCTCGAGGTCCTGCAGCTGGCCGTCGTCGTCGCAGCTGCTCCATTCCAGTACCGCCTGCACCTGGGCCCGAGTGCAGTCCATGACGAGGATTCCCCGCTCACCACGGGCGACGCGCACTTCCAGAATCTCCAGCAGGCCATCGGCGGCATACGCGTCGGCGTAGATGTATGGCACGGCTCCAGTTGAGGCCGGCAGCCGGGCGGTAACGAACCCCATCAGGTCCGGCGCCTCTACCTTCCAGTCGCTGTTGATTACGTGAATGTCCATGGCAGTTACTCCCGGAAGACAAAGCAGCGAACGGACTGGGGGATCTTTTGGGCTGGCAGCGCGGCCTGCAGGCGAGCCCGGATGACGCTCTCGGTCCGCTTCTGCTCCGACAGGCACTGGTGTGCACGGCAGTCCTTGAGCAGCCGGCGCAGTACCGCCAGCTCCGGGATCCGCTGCCGGTGTTCCACGGCCACTTCGGCGAACTGGTTGAGGTTGATGGCGATCTGGCCAGGGGTCTTGCTGTGGTTGACCAGTGGGGCCCCCGGCAGCGACTCGAGGTAGTCGTAGACCTGCCAGAACTCGTTCACCTCTTTCGGGTCGGTGGTGATCGCCGCTTGGCGCTCGCTGGCGGCCTTCTCAACGTACTTGCGGCACGCCTTGACCATGTGGTCCGGGATCTCGATCACCAGCTGCAGGCAGTCCACCAGGGCCAGCATCATGGCGTGGTTTTTGATCACCCGGTCCGAGGTCAACTTGCGGTTGCCCCACAGTTCGGCGCGGTACTTGGGGTACAGCTCGGCGAAGCGCTTGAGGATCTTCGGCTCGGCCCGCATAGCCTTGATCATGAAGTGGCTGACGTGCTCGACCTCGGTCTGCACAATCGCGTCAGCGGCCCGGCGGCTTTCCTCGGTGATCGTTGGCTTGAGGAAGGGCAGGCGGAAGATCCGGCTGATGATCGCTTCGTGACCAACGACAATGGCGTTCTGGGCGATCACGATCGAGGCGCGGAACGGCGGCTCATACGTGTCGTTGCTGTTGGACTTGACTCCACGGGTCCGCAGGGTGCCGCCGCCATAGAAGTCTTTGAACTGGTCCCACTCGAAGGCCTTGGTGTTGTCCTCGTTGGTGTTTCGGTCGGCCTCGAGCAGTACCAGTGGCAGGTTGGCCACCTGGCCCATGGCCCGGCTCAGGCCAGAGAACGAGCTCTTTGCCGGGTCGAAGCCCTCGTACATACGGCCGAACAGCTTCCACAGGAACTTGATCAGCGTGGTCTTACCCGAGTCGGGCTCACCTGACATTTCCAGGAACGGGAAGCTTTCATGCTCGGCACGGATCTGCTCGGCGAACAGTGAGCCGAACCAGTAGGTAAGGGCCAGCACCCCGTTTTCGCCGAAGCAGGTCCACAGGTGGCGCAACCAATCCTCGCGATAGCCTTTCGCGTCGAGGGCGTTCTTGATCTTCACCGACTTCATCAGGCACTTGACCCGCTGCTTGCCGAATTCGAAGTAGTCTTCGTCGTTGGCCTTGAAGATCGAGCCCTTGTGGATGGCAATGTCGTTGAAGATGTAAGCCTGGTGGTCGCGGCTGTAGCCCAGGAAGTCAATGGTCTCGACGGTTTTAAGGCCTTCGGTCTGCCGCAGGATGATCTGGTCCAGGTGCTTCTGCGTGCCGAGCCATGTGGCGCCGGAGTACATCAGGCGGGTTTTGAACTCGCTGCTGGACGAGATCTGTTTGGGCGTGAAGGTGTAATTATCGCCGTCGTCGTCCTGCTTGCCGGCCACCTGGAAGTAGAACCAGGCTTCGTTGGTGACATCGCTGACCTGCTTGTACAGTGCCTGGAAACGGCAGTTGGCCAGCAGTTTCAGAGAGCACACCTTCTTGAGCACATCACGGCGATCGTCTTCGTCGTCCTGGTCCTTGCTGCCAGCGAGTTCCTTCTGCTCCTCCTCGAGCTTGGACAGGTCGAATTTGGCCCAATAGGTCTGGTTGCCGAAGTCAAATGCGAACTCGGTGAAGCCTTCGTCCCACATGTACATCAACAGGGCCTTTTCGCGGGCGGTTGGAGCCAGTAGCAGGTCGCCCTCATGGCGGGCCGCTTCCAGATCGCGCTTGCGCTTGTGGTTGCGCGCCTGGCCTTCATCCTCGAACTGCCAGCGCTGGTGCAGGTCGTTCCAGTCGACCTTTTTGTCCCGCTGTGGAATGAGCGCGGCTCTGCACTCGAAGCCCATTTCCTTTGCCTGCCTGGCCCAGCGTTGCAGATAGCCGCGGGCTGTGGGCTCGTTGTCGAGGGCCCACACCAGCGTCGGTAGGTTGCCCGGGCGCTGCTCGGCCAGCTGCTTCAAGGCCTCGACAGGGAAATTCACGCTCGACATAGCCGACACCGCGTCGATGCCGTTTTGCACCAGGGCGATGGCGTCGAAGATGCCTTCAACGATCCACAGCTCCTGGACGGCTTCAAGCTTGATGCTTGGCGGGCACCACCACTGGCCCTGCGCGCTGTAACCGAACTTGAAGCGGGCCTTCATCTTGCCGAAGCGGGCGGGACGATCGATCAGCCGCTCCCAGTAACCGCCGTTCGGCAGCGGGAACCGGACCGTGGCACTGGCCTCGCCGCTTTCCTGGTTGACGTAGTTTTCCTGGGAGAACCAGCCGGTCATCTGCCAAGCATCGAGGCCTCGGGAGAATTCCAGGTAGGTGCGAGCAGTCAGGTGCGGGTCGCTCTCCGTGGCCGGTGCGCGCTTGCTCCAGTCTTCAAACAGATCCTCATAGATGCCTTTGACATGCTCGATGTGGCCGCAGCGCTCAGGGCGTCCGCAGCGGATCTGCCACGGATTGTCATGGCGGGCATACAGCTCTTTCTTTCCACAGGCCGGGCAAACGCCGCCCCGCATGTAGTTCGTGCCGGCGCGCAGCTTCAGGCCGAAATCACTTTCCAGCCGTTGCAGCACTTGTGAGCGGATATCTTCATTCATCATGACGGTTACTTCGCAGTTTTGAGGCTGTAGGACAGAGCGCCGATCAACCGGCGTTGCGCCCCCATGACGGGGTTTTTCAGGACGATTGCGGTGTGTCGATCTTTCTCGGCCACGTAGCGGTAGGCATCCGTCCACCAGTGCTCAGTGAGCGCTTGGCGGTATTCGGACTTGAGCAAAGCCAACAGGGCAGCGGCCTGCTCGGGGCTCATTTCCGCCTTGATCACCATCTTGTTATCCATCGAAACCTCGACTTCGGACGCAGCTCACCCAAACCCACGGAAAGCGGGGCAGGGCAATGGAGTTGGTTAGGTACGCGCTGCGCGGGGGTGCGAGCGTTCAGCTGCGCCCAGGCCAAGGTCGGTCATGGCGAGGTGCACGGCTTTTTCAGCAGTGGGATCGGTTACGTTGTGGTCAGCGACCAGATGGCACACAGCACGGGCGAACAAGCGGTCGTCACCGGTCAGGTGTTCGGCCTGATGGCGTTGCAGGTAATGCATCGCCGATGACTTGAGCACGTCCTGGTAGTCCGGGTGAGTAGCGCTCATGCTGCAACCCCCGCACGGGAACGGTGCAGCGCGATCGCCGACAGTACTTCGGTGTGACGGGCTGACATGTGAGCCTCATGGGCACGGATGATCTCCTCCGCCTCGGCGCTCGAGATAGAACCGTCGGCCAAGGCCTTGGCGATCTCAAGGTCAACGGCACCGCGCTTGGCAGATGTAACCATCGACATGGCGTAGAGCTCGACGTTGTCCAAGGCGTCGACATCGGCGACCTTCACGAAGATGCCGCCATACAGGGAGGCAACGAATTCGGGCAGGAACGTCGTGTGGGCGGTGGCCTCCAGCTGGCACAGCTGCAGGTCATTGAGCGGACGAGCGTTGTTATTTTCGTAGGCGTGGTTGTCGAACTTCTTGAGCTCGAGCCCGAGGTGGGCAGCTGCTTTGGCCCGACCGCCCGGGTATGCGCGGATGATCGCGCTAACCACATCCTTCCTTGTCTTGAGAACTGAGCGATTCATGTTCTGATTCATCCCTAGTGGCCAGTGGCCTTATTCTTCAATCACGCCGTCTTTGATACCCAGCAGCACCGCTGCACGGTGTGCCTCCCCCCGGCGACCTTTTCGACGACCGTTGAGAAGGTCGCTGACCAAATTTTTGTTCAGGCCATGAACTCGACTAAATTCCGCAATGCTCATCCCCTTTCGATCAAGCGCTGCGCGGGCTTGCTCCGGTGTAACTGGCGCGGGCATAGTGTGTTGCCTCCTGTTGCAACGAGTTCTTTTGTGTTCGTTGGTGGTGATTATGCACGCGAAATTGGTCTTGTAAAGGGTGAGTGCTTGAAAAATTGTGCGTCTGAGTCAGCGCCTGAAGGATCGGTCGGGGATCGGCTACGCGAAGAAAGAGCCCGGTTGAGCCTTAGCCAAGAGGATCTTGCCCAGGCGGGCGGGGTAAATCGGAATACTCAGGGCAGCTATGAGCGCGGGGTACGGAATCCCGATAGCGCTTATTTGTTGGGCATTGCCCCCCTGGGTGTCGACGTGGGATTCGTTCTCTTTGGGAAGCGGTCTGTCGATACCGGACTTAGCTCCGATGAGGCTCAAATAATCGAGCGCTATCGCTGCATCCCAGAACAGGATCAGCAGGCGCTACGTCGCTTCTTGAAGGCGATGTTTGATGATGCTGGCCGATAACCTGTAACCCACTCGTCGCGCCTCGGTTTAAAGGCGATCTTTTGCCCTGTTAACTGAAAATTCACATTGCATATCAAGGAGTTAGCAAATGTTGAATTTGGCAGTAGCTGAGCAGGATTGCGTGGAGCTGGTGGACTTCCAATGGTCCGGTCTGAGCGAAAACGAACGTCGATTGATCGGTCGGTTTCGTCAGATGCGGGAGCAGGAGCGCCACCAGGTGAGGCGCTTGATTGAGCAGTTGGCCAATAACCAGGACGATATGGAATCCTGAGTCATTCAAAACAAAACCGCCGACCAATCGGCCGGCGGTTCTTATCAGGCTGCAGGCCTGCTCATATGCTCGAACAGTTCCTTTTGCTTTGCAGCTGGAAGGCTCTTGAAGCGGTCCAGGAGCAGCGTGTCCAGATGCTGAGCGGATGGCCTCAAGGTGTGCGAAAACGACAGCTCTGATACCCAGGTATGCCCGCACGTTGCGTCTAGGCATTGGCAGTAGAGCTTTGCATACGCACGGGTAACGTTATCCCGCGAACTGATCCGGCCTTTATGGCCACAAGTCGTGCAGTAGACTCGCATGGTGTCCCTCCCCAGGGTTCAATGCGCCATCATTATGCCGTCATTTTCCAGTTGTTTCACCTACGACGCGTTACTAGATGTAGTGTTTTGGTCGGTTGATTTCGGCTCAATCCAGTTGATTCGCCTGTCTTCGCGCAGCGTGTCGTTGACTTGGTTGAACATCTGGCAGATGGGTCGAATCTCGTTGTTGGTGTAAACCCGGTCGATCTTTTCGATGTCACCGAACCCGGCGTTGTTTTCAGGGATGATGCCGGCCAGGGCAGGGTTCATGCGCCAGGCCGCAATGATGTCGTTCCTGGTGATGTTCTTGACCTTCTCCAGGTCGTCCTTCGATTGGAAGTCGCCTACCGGGATGATCTGGATCGCCTTTTCTGCGCCCCCCGGGATGTTCACGAACATGCTGCGGAAGTTACCCACACCCTTACTGCCAGAGATCTGCGCCTGCAGCGCCTTCTCGTCCTCCTCGCTCATGTTGGGGTCGTTGGAGTAGAAGATGTAGCCAACGTGCGCGCCGTTGTTGTAGTAGCGCCGGCGGAAGAGGGTGGCCGCTTCGTTGAGCAACAGCGCCTGGAGGCCGCCCAAGTAGTCCGGAACTCCGTAGATGTTCTGTTGCACGTCGTAGTTGAATATGTGCTCGACCTCGTCCTGGTCGAACTCGAGCCGGCTGCCATCTGGCATGAGCATCACAAAGCCGCCATCCACTCTGACCCGCATGTTGATCGCTGGAAGGTGTTCAAGCTCCAAGACCTGATCGAAGACGCTGCGTTTGCGCAACAGGTAGGTTTCGCCGAACACCATGTAATCCAGTGCTGCACGGCTCATAGCCTGGTGGCTGAAGCCACGCGACGGAATGAAGTCACGCAGCAGCAGATTGCGCTTGAACGGGGGGATTGCGCCGTGGTGTGCGTTGGCTTGCAGTAGCTTGGCCAGGCCAACGCGGGAGGCCGGCGGCGTGTACAGCGTGCCGTCGTTGCTGGGGAACACCCCCAGGTAGTTGCCGATGTTGTCGCCGAGAACGGCTTCGGGCGCGCCGAACGTAAAGGCTCGCATGGGCTGTTTGGGCTGCTGCTGGACTACGTGATGTTGTGGCATGGCTTTCTGATCCGCTGGTGATGTAGCGGCTGCGCCGCTGCCGGTTGTTGTTGAGGGGTTCGTTGTAGAGGGCGTGCATGATGGCCCACGCTATATCGGCGTGGCCGGTGGCTTCTGTACGCGACGCGCTGTATGTCACCTGACCGCTGGCAGTGGTGCCGCGCTTGATCGTCAGGAAGGCCTGAGCGATGTCGCTCCAGCCGGCATCCCACTCGATACGGGAATGCTGGATCGTGTCCTGGGCCTTGAGAACCAGGGCGTTCTTCGCCTCGAGGCTGTAATGGATCGACTGGGCCCGCGGGTAGAAGTCGCGCACCATGTCGAACACGCCGTAGCCGATCCCGGTGGTATCGATGCCGATGTGCTGGACGTTGAACCGCTCGGTGAGCTTCTTGATCTGGCTGGCCTGGTACTTGAACGACTGTCCCCGCCAGCTGTGCTTCTCCAGGATCCGGAACTTGGCGCCCGGTTCGAGTGGGGGCGCGATAACCACGCACGTTGCGTCGTCGCGGGTACGGCTGGGGTCGTAGCCGATCCAGACCGGGCTGTTGCCATACGGCCTGGGATCGTCCGGCTCGTAATCGGTCCACAGTGATAGATCGCTGTAGCACCGCTCCAGGTCAGAAAGGTGGAAGGCCCCCTGCGAACTGTCGATGAATTTGCACATGAACAGCTGCTCAAACGCATCGTCGTCGTACTCCAGCTGCAGCTGCTCGAGGTCGAACAGGCCACACCCGCCGTTGATCGCATCCAGGATGGTGATCGTTTTGCGCCACTGACCGTCAGGGCACAGGGCGCCGACACTGTATTCCGTGGCTGCTGGCCATTCCGCCACAGCAGGCGTGCCGCGCCGCTTCTTGCGGTTGCGGAAGGATTCGCCAGTCCAGAAGGGATAGGCCTGGTGCGTGACCGCGCTGGGCGTCGAGAAATAGGTTTTGCGCCACTTCTTGTGGGTGGCCATGGCCGAAGCCACCTTGTTCAGCTTCTCGAAATCCTTGATCCAGAAGTATTCGTCGACGTAAACATGGCCGTGGTGGCCCTGGGCGGTGCTGCTGTTGGTGCTGAGGAAGCGCAGCTCGGCCCACGGCTTGCCGTCCTTGCTCAGAACGATGGGGTTGCCGGTGAGCTCAAGCCCGAACCATTCCTGAGCAAACGAGATGATGTAGCTGCGGAAGATTTCGGACTGCGCCCGGCTGGCCGACAGGAACACCTGGTTGTCACCGGTGAGCACGGCATCCATGAACGCCTCGCCGGCGAAGTAGTAGGTCAGGCCCACCTGGCGGGATTTCAGAATGTTGCGGATCCGGGCTGTGAGCGGGTTCTGCTTGGCCGCAAACAGCTCTTTCTGGTAGCCGAACATCTTGCTGATGAACTTGTCGAGGAAGTCGACCTCGGTGAGCCCGGTGACGTCGTTTTTAGGCGCCTTTTGTTTTTTGCCCTCACCACGTTCGCCCCGGCGGCGCTGTCCGCGCTCGCCCCGGTCCCGCCGAGGCTGCTCATTGTCCTGGTCTTCCGGGTTGGCGACCTGATGGGCAGGCGCGGCTGGTTTCGCGCACTGCTTGGCCAAACGTTCACGCTGAGTGATCAGGCGGTCCAGCTCGTTCTGCTCGGCTTCGGTCAAAGCCTCGGGCTTCTCATACAGCAGCGTGATCCGACGGCTGACGGCCGTCAGCGGCTCCTCGTCGGTGAGCATGTCCTCCCATAAGCCCTGCCGGATCCAGTAATAGACGATCCGGACGTTGGGCAGCCCGAGTTGCGCCTGGATTTCCTTCGCTTTGCATCGGCGTAGGAACAGACGTTTTGCGGCTTCTTTGACTTCGTTCGAGTAGTACATGGACTGCAGTCTATGCGGCGATTGTGCAGCTAACTCCCGGTTAATTTGCGCTTAGTTCCTAGATCGTTCAAATAGGACAGGCGCGCAGGCAAACCGTTTGTTGCTGAGGGTTCGACTTCATATGGTGGGGGCCTCAAAGCCACGAACACAGCAGACGCTCATGCCCCGTTCCCTCGTTTCGTTCTGGAAGCGCGTAGCCACTAGCGGTCCGACAGTCGATGGTCGCGAAATCCTTCCCCAGGAGCTACGCGACATTGCGGAGACCTATCGCCCGTCGCTCTACACCGCTGTGATCTGGTGTGAGCACGAGCGCCAGTGGGGCAGTTACGGCACCGTCTACGCGGTCCGCTTGATCGAAGAGGCGGAGGATCTAGAACCTGGTCAGGTTGCCCTAGAAGCGCAGCTCAAGCCCAACGACAAGCTGCTTCACCTCAATGACATGGGCGAGAAGTTGTTCACCAGCATCGAGATCTGGCCGAACTTCCAAGGTCGTGGAAAAGCGTACATGACCGGGATCGCGGTCACTGATGAGCCAGCCAGTGTCGGTACCCAAGAGCTCTACTTTTCCGCGCACCGCAGACAAGGCCGGTACTTCGCGGCCCCCGTCCATATGGATGGGTTCAGTAACGAACCCAAGAGCGACGTCGGGAAGCTCCTTTCCGCGCTTACTGGGCTGTTCAAGAGATTCGCCTCGGACCAAAAGCCCGCTGGCACTCCTACCCCCCAAACCGAGAGCAAACCCCCAATGGATGAAGCAACCGCTACAGCGCTTGCTGCGCTGGTGCAGCAACTTCTGATCGTGGCCGCAGGCCTGCAGGCTGTGATTGCGCCCGCTGCCGAAGAGGCTCCTGATCCTGACCAGGAGCAGATCGATACCGTTGAAACGGCTGTCGAGGACATCGTTGCCACTGCCGAGGAACAGCGCGAGTTCAATCGTCGCCGTCCTGTAGCGCCGAAAAAACCGGCTGCAGCTGCACAACAGCCGAGCAACCAGGCGCTGGCCTCGAGCATGGCCAACATCGAGAACATGTTCAGTCAACTGCTGAACACCCCGCAGGGTCGCCAGGTGCCCCGTACCACCGGTGGCAACGCCGACAACAAGCGAGTGCTCTGACATGTCCTACAACCTGAGCCGCTACGGCGCGCAGATGTACGCTTCGATGCAGCTGGCGATGGCGGAAACCTACGGCGTGGATACAGTCACCCGTATGTTCAGCGTCGAGCCGACGATTGCGCAGGAGCTTAACGACGCGATCACCGCGAAAGCTGACTTCCTGCAGCGCATCAACATTGTTCTGGTTACCGAAATCAAGGGCCAGAAGGTGTTCCTCGGCACTTCCGGCCCAGTCACTGGCCGGACCAACACCAAGACCACCGATCGCGAGGCTAAGGATGCCTCGGCGCTGGATCAGAACACCTACGAGCTGTCGTCGACTGAGTCGGATGTCAGCCTGTCCTACGCCAAGATCGATGCCTGGGCGAAATTCCCAGACTTCCACCTCAAGTATTCCGCGGCGGTACAGAAGCAGATCGCCCTGGATCGCATCATGATCGGCTTCCACGGCACCCATACCGCCGTACAGACCGACATCGCCCTGTACCCGCTGCTGCAGGACGTCAACAAGGGCTGGTTGCAACAGGCTCGTGAGCAGATCCCGGCGCAGGTGCTGAAGGAAGGCAAGGTGGCGGGCAAGGTCACCATGGGGCCTGGCGGCGATTACGAAAACCTCGATGCCCTGGTGCACGACACCAAGCAGATGGTTGACGAGCGGGTGCGTGACGGTGGCGACCTGGTGGCCATCATCGGCAGCGATCTGCTGGCCGCTGACAAGGCGAAGCTTTACTCCAACCAGGGTGGCACGCCGACCGAGAAAGAGCGCATCGAGAGCCAGCAGGTCATCGCCACTTACGGCGGTTTGCCGTCGTTCAGTGTCCCGAACTTCCCGGTCAACGCGGTTCTGGTCACCAGCTTCGACAACCTGTCGATCTACGTCCAGGACAGCAGCTGGCGGAAGCAAACCGTCGACAACCCGAAACGCTCCCGCATCGAGGACTACAACAGCCGCAACGAGGGCTACGTGATCGAGCAGCTGGAGAAGTTCGCCCTGACCGAAAACGTTGAGGTGATCTGATGAGCCTGGCACTGGCGCACAAGCGGCGCACCCTCGCACAAGGCTCGGCAGTTGCCGCCGCCAGTGCCGCGCCGGCGGCGTACTCGCCGGCGGCAGCACTGACCAGCCCAGCCAACGCCCAGAAGCATTACAAGCTGATGGAGGACGCCTTGACGGTCGACCTCGAGCGCTTGTCGGGCTTCAACAGCCTCGAGCAGCGGCAGGTCATCAAGCGTGACGAGTTGCTCCCCAAATACCTGGAGTACGTCGGTCGTTACCGCGATTCTGGCCTGAACTTCCCCAACCAGGTGCTGATGTACGCAATGGTCTGGCTGTTCGACACCGGGCAGTTCGAGCAGGGCCTTGAGCTGGCAGGTTTCGCCATGTCTCAAGAGCAGGAACTACCGGCCCGTTTCGAGCGTGATGTGCCCACGTTCGTTGCTGATGAAGTGATCCAGTGGGCTGAGGCCGAGCACAAGGCGGGTCGTAGTCCGGAGCCTTACGTGTCCGATCTGCTGCCATGGGTAGACGGTCAGTGGAAGCTCTACGAGCGCATTCCAGCCCGCTATCACCGGCTGCTGGGGATCCTGGCGATGGAGCGACGCGACTGGGCTGTAGCCATCGGGCACTTCGAGCGAGCCGAAGCGCTGTATCAGGAAATCCGCGTGACGACCCGCTTGGAGGGCGCACGCAAGGCGCTGGCCAAGGCGATCGCTCAAGGCGAACAGCCAACCGCCCAGCTTGCTACCCGGCTCGACGAAGTTCTGCAGGCAGCGGCTGAGAAAAATCCGGTCGGTGACGACACCGACGCCGAGTAACCGTCTTCCCCCCCGCAGGGAGTTGCTACGGAAAGGCCGAGTCATTCATGACCACCGACCTTCCCGCAGCAGCAACCTGCCCTATTCGAGTGGCCAGCATGAGCGGATTTTCCGGCAAGCCCAGCACCCTGGTGGATTTGAACATCGAGAACGACGGCTTCTGGCCCGATCTCTCAGTGTCCGAGTTCCAGAGGGGCTATCGCCTGCCAGGGGAGTACGCCGCAGACATGCTGGTCGCTGATCTGAGCACGGCCATGCACGAGGTAAATCTCGATTTGGCCAAACTGAAAGCGCGCTGGCAGGACGTTGGAGTGTCAAACGTTGAGTCCGCAGACAGCACCGTCCTGCCGGAGCGCACCTTTCAGGCGTCGCTGTACAAGCGCGCCGTTTACACCAGAGCCAAAGCCAGCCTACTTACGCAGTTCGCAACCGTGACCCGCCGTGAAGTGGCCGAGAACACTGGCAAAGAGGCTCCGGAACGGGCCGAAGCGTTCCTGGTGTTCAGCCAGCAGGCGGTTCGTGCACTGCAGGGCCGTGGTCGTATGACAGCGGTGTTGCTGTGAACAAGCTGCAGGCACTCACCGCGCACCTGCTCGAGCGGAAGCTGGTGCTTCCTGAGCAGTTGGACAGCTGGGTCGATCAGATGGACTCCGAGTTGATCTGGAAGGAGACCGCCCGGGGCCTGCACATGGGCGATATGACCTATCGCGCCGTGTTCGACCTGGAGCGCTTCAATGGCTCGCCGCAGCGTCTGTTAGCCCTGGTCGGCACCTGGCTGGAAGCGAACGACCCAGACCGCGAGGATCTGCCGGCCCCGGCGTTCGTGATTGAGCCGCTGGACCTGGCCAATGGCCTGTTCGACGTGGAGCTGACCCTGCAGTTCGTGGAGCCCCAATACCTGGCCGAAGACGATGACGGCGAGTTCCAGGCGTTTGGCAAGACCTGGGCGTTCGTCCCGTATGACCTGTGGGTAGCCGAAGAAGGCGAGGCGGTGGCCCGTGGCTAGCCGTCTGTTTGACTTCGACGCCCGGGGCGCCCTGGACGTGCGCGAGCAACTGGCGCTCCTGCAGCTGGAGCCACGGTTGCGCCGGCGCTTGCTCAACAACGTGTCGAAGCGCGTCCGGACCATGAGCCGCAAGCGGATCCGCAGCCAGGAGAACCTGGACGGCTCCCCCTTTGCCGCTCGCAAGAACCCCGAGCCTGGCCAGAAAAAGATGGAGGCCGGCCTGGGCAAGCTGATGCAGGTCACCAGCGTGACGGCCGACCAGGCCATCCTGGGCTGGAAGAACAACCTGACCGCCTGGGTTGCGGCCCAGCAGCACAACGGCGCCTCTGAACGCCGCACGGCCCAGCAAATGCGCCGCTGGAACAAGGTGGACGAGGGATCGATGGCAACGGACAAGCAAGCCAAGCGGCTGCGTCGCCTCGGCTTCAAAGTCCGCCAGGCCGGCAAGAAACGGCTCTCCCGTCCGTCCGTGGCCTGGATCCTGGAGCACGTCAGCTACATGCAGGCCGGCGTCCTGATCCGCGTCCTGGACGAAACCCGGGGCGAGTCCACCGGCGCCGACAGCTGGGAAATCAAGCTGCCCAAGCGCCAGTTCCTCGGCGCGAACAGCAACACCGATACCAGCGAGCTGGTGCGCCTGGTGCTGCAACAAATCCTCAACTCTCAACGCTAAGAGGCATCCCATGGCACTCGGCACTGTCGGCGTAAACAATCTCAACCTCGGCCAAGGCGCCGTGACCGAGATCGAGCGCTATTTCCTTTTCATCGGCCCAGCGGGCAAGAACGTCGGCAAGCTGCTGGCCCTCAACACCCAGAGCGATCTGGACACCGACCTGGGCGCCACGGTGTCCGACCTGAAAACTCAAGTGCTGGCTGCCCGTCAGAACGGCGGTGACAAGTGGGCGTGCATGGCGGCCCCGATCGCAGCCAACGGTGACTGGGCAGCTGCTGTGGATAAGGCACAGCAGGACAACGTCTCGGTCGAGGCCATCGTTATCACGGTGCCTGTGGCGGACAAGACCGTATTCGACGCCATGAACGCCAAGGCCCTGGACATCAGCGCCAAGTATGGCCGCAGGGTTTTCATCATGTCGGCGATCGCAGGCATCACCCCTGGCCAGGACTGGGCGACCTACCTTTCCGAAGCCAAGGCCAAGGTGGCCGACGTGGCAGCGCCGCGTGTGCTGTGCGTACCGCAGTTGCACGGCAACAACCTGGGCGTGCTTGCCGGACGCCTGGCCCGGGCAGATGTCAGCATTGCTGACAGCCCCATGCGGGTGGCCACCGGTGCCCTGGTAGGCCTCGGCGCCGTGCCGGTGGACAAGGACGGCATCCCATTGCCCTCTGCGATCACCGCAGAGCTGGATAAGGCGCGCCTGTCCGTTGCGCAGACCTATCCCGACTACCCCGGCACTTTCTGGGGTGACGGCAACATGCTCGATGCCCCGGGCAGCGACTACCAGGTAGTCGAGTACCTGCGCATTGCCGACAAGGCCGCCCGCCGCGTTCGCATCCTGCTGATCCAGCGTATCGCCGACCGCAAGCTGAACAGCTCGGCCGCTTCCATGGCACAGAACAAGACCGCCCTGATGAAACCGCTGCGCGACATGTCCCGCTCGGTCGTGTTCGCCAACGTCCAGTTCCCTGGTGATATCGAGTCACCTGCAGACGATGCCATCACCTTGGTCTGGACCAGCAAAACCGCAGTTGTCGCTTACCTCAAGTTGCGCCCCTACAACTGCCCCAAAGACCTGACCGCAAACATCGCTCTTGACCTGAGCGACGAGGAGTAACCATGTCCAAGATCGGCGGCAAGAACTTCGACATCAACGTGGGCGACACCAAAATCCACGTCGAGACAGTCACCCTGGACATCACCGACAACAGCGCGGTCGCCCAAACCGGCGGCGTGCCGGACGGCTACGTAGACGGCGACGTCGCTGCCAGCGGCGAATTCGAACTGGACAGTGCCAACTTCAACCTGCTGATCGAAGCGGCCCGCGCTGCCGGCAGCTTCCGCCAGTTGGAGCCGTTCGACTCGCTGTTCTACGCCAAGACCCCTACCGATGAGCTGCGCGTGGAGGCGTTCGGCTGCAAGCCGAAGATCTCCAGCCTGCTCAACATCGACGCCAAGGGCGGCGAGAAGCACAAGCACAAGGTGCCGTTCGACGTCACCAGCCCGGACTTCATCCGCATCAACGGCGTGCCGTACCTGGCTGCGTCCGAGATCGAGGGCCTGCGCTGATGACCTGCCCGTTCGATCGCGCCCAGGCCCTGGAGCAGCGTCAGCGTGACCAGGCGATCACTGCCGCCTTGGCCCGTGCGCGTTCGACCGGGCCGAGCCTGACCCATTGCGAAGACTGCGGCGGCGAGATCCCCGAGGCGCGACGCGCCCTGGGCGGCATGAGCCGCTGCGTCCCGTGCCAGACCCTTTTTGAAAAAGGTTGCCGCTGATGACCCTGCGCAACGCACAGAAACCCAAGCTGGAAACGCGCCTGGCCCTGATCGAGCAGCGCGTGAACGACCTGGTCGAGCGCCATGAAACTGTTCCTGGACGAGTGACCCGCCTGGAAGGCGAGTTCGAGCACATGGGGGCCCAACTGGCCGCGCTCAACGATGGCCAGCGCGAGCTGACCGCCACCGTGTCCGACATCGGTACCAAGGTCACCCGCATGCTCGCCGCCCTGACCGTGCTGGGCGTCGTCGCCCAGGCGCTCGGCCCGACCCTGTTCCGGATGCTGTTCCCATGAGCCTGCGCAAGCGGATCCTGACCGGCGCCGTTGCTCTTGTGCTGGGCAGCAGCTCGCTGATGGCGTTCCTGGGCAAGTGGGAAGGCGATGGCCAGAACGTCGTCTACCCCGACCAGCTGGCCCGGGGCCTGCCGACCGTGTGCAAGGGCATCACCCGCTACACCAGCCCGTACCCAGTGGTGGTCGGCGACTACTGGTCGCCGGCGCGCTGTGCCGAAGTCGAGCAGCTGGTGGTCGAGCGGGGCCAACTGACCCTGGCCGACTGCCTGACCAACGACAAGATCAACCAGAACACTTTCGACGCCCTGTCGAGCCACGGCCACAACTTTGGCGAGCCAACCACCTGCGCGAGCCGTGCCGTGGGGCTCATCAACGCCGGCCGCATCGCCGAGGGCTGTCGCGCACTGGCCTGGGGCGCAGACGGCCGCCCGGTCTGGGCCTTTGTCACTGATGCCAAGGGCAAGAAGGTGTTCGTTCCTGGGCTGCACGCACGTCGGCTGGCGGAGGCGAAGTTATGCGCCTCCTAGTCGTGCAAGTGCTGGCTGCCCTGCTAATCGCCGGCGGCACCTGGTTTCTGTTCGACCGGGTGCTGCAGGAGCGCGACACCGCTCGATCGGAGCGTGACACCGCCCAGGAAGAGGCATCAGGCCTGCGTGAGGCTGCCAGGATCATCGGCGAACGCCTGGCCACTGCTGCTGCAAATGACGCCAAACACACCGAGGAACTGAGCAATGCCCTCAAGACCAATCAGGATCTGCGCACTTCTGTCGGTACTGGCAATCAGCGGCTGTTCATCCAAGCCAGTTGCCCCGCCGCCAACGTGCACGCCGATTCCGCCGGCGCCGGCGTGGCTGATGCAGGCGCCCCCGAACTCGCAGCAGACGCTCGATCGGATTATTTCACCCTCCGAGATCAGCTCGCCGTCAGCAAGCAAATGATCCTGGGGCTGCAGGACCACGTCCGCAGCTTTTGCACCACCCAACTCGCTACCACTGGAACCAAAAAATGACCGAACGCACCGAAATCACCCTGGACGTCGCTGGCCAAGACTTTGACTTCGTCATGGATGCGGCCCTGATGACGAAGTACATCAACAGCCTGACCCCGGCCAACAAGGTCGCCCCGGCCCACAACCTGCTGATGACCTCCGTGAACCAGGAGCAGAAAGCCAGCCTCAAGCCGCTGCTGGCCAACCCGATGACCGCCATCCAGATCGCCGGCGCGCTGATCGAGGAGTACTCGCCGACGGTTGAAGTCACCGTAAAAAAGCGCTCGGCCACGCAGAGCGCCTAACCGAGGACGGTCTGGGCCAGCTGCTGGCCCTGGCCGACCACTGGCTACCTGGTGCTGATCGATCGCCCGAGTCCCTGGGCACAGCCAAATGGCTGGAGGACGAGCACTGGCGGCGAATGGAGATCGCCCTAGCCAACGGCATATCACGAGCTTTCAACGGTAACTGACCCATGAGCGCGAACGCTTCCAGCCGCCTGGACTTCATCCTGAGCCTGACCGACAAGGTCTCGGCGCCCTTGGCCAAGGTGACCAAGGGCTTCGACAATCTGGCCACCCAGGGCGAGGCCAACATCAAGCAGATCGGTACCGGTGTCGCCGGCGTCTGGGGCGCCCTGACCGGGATCGAGGCGTCGATGGCTCCAGCGCTGGACGTGAACCGCGCCCTGGGCGACGTCCGTTCGCTCGGCGTGGCCGAGGATGCCCTGGCATCGCTCAACGCCCAGGCCCTCGACTTTTCGGTCTCCTACGGCGGCAGCGCCGAATCCTTTGTTGCCTCCGCGTACAAGATCGAGGGCGCTATCAAAGGCCTGGCCGGCACCCAGCTGGCCACCTTTACCAACACCAGTGCCGTGCTGGCCAAGGCCACCAAGTCCGACCAGGACGTGATGAGCGAGTACGTCGGCACGCTCTACAACCTGCAGAAGCAACAGGCCGACGCCATGGGAAAAAGCCAGTGGGTCGAGAAGCTGGGCGGCCAGACCGCCCTGGCTGTGCAGCTGTTCCGCACCAGTGGCGAGCAGATGAAGGAAGGCTTCAAGGAAGCCGGGGCGATCGCCTCGGCGTCCGGCATCGACCTGGCCGAGCAGATGGCGGTGATCGGCAGCCTGTCCAGCACCATGGAAGGCGGCGACGCCGGCGGCCGCTACAAGGCGTTCTTCGAGAACATCGGCAACGCCTCGGAAAAGCTGGGCCTCAAGTTCACCGACACCAACGGCAAGGTCATGCCGATGCTGGACATCATTGCCAAGCTGCAGGGTAAGTTCGGCGACCTGCGCAACGCTGCGGCCGATAGCAAGCTGGTCGAGGCGTTCGGTGGTGAAGGTGCCCAGGTGATCGGCGCGCTGGCCCAGGACACCGATCGACTGAGAGGTGGCATCGACCAACTGGGTAAGGTGCGAGGTCTGGAGCAGGCCGAAAAGATGGCAGCGGCCATGGTCGATCCGTGGCAGCAGTTCGGCGCCGCCGTGCAGGCACTTCGTATCGCCTTTGGCCAGGCCTTGATCCCGATGCTGCAACCGCTGATGGACAAGCTGGTAGGGATCGGCAAGACCATGACCAGGTGGACGCAACTGTTCCCCAACATCACCCGGGTAATGGGTATTGCCACGCTGGCCGTGCTCAGCATCACCACTGCTATCAGCGCTCTGACGGTGATCGTCGGCTTGAGCAAGATGGCCATGCTGGGCCTGAACGTGGTCTGGACCCTACTCACCTGGACGGGCTGGAAGAGCATCGCCATGTTCGTCGCCCATGCCGTCCAGGGCGCCCTGTTCATTGCGCGGATCCTCGGCATGGTGGCGTCGATCGCCGTGGCCAGGGCCTCGATGCTGATTTGGCAGGGAGCTATCTGGCTGGTGAACGCGGCGCTGGCAGCCAACCCGGTCGGCCTGGTCGTCATAGGCGTGCTCGCCCTGGTGGCCGCTGTAGTCGCGGCTGTGGCGTACTGGGACCAGTGGACCACCGCCCTGACGAATACAGCAGCCTTCCAGTGGGTGATGGAGCAGCTGGGTCTGCTTAGCGCCTGGTTCAACACCATGGGCGGCTGGACAGGCATGGCCAAGGCCGCGTGGGAGGGAATCGTGGCCGTCTTCCGGTCGGCGCTGGACTCGCTCATCTCGATGCTGAACAAGATCCCCGGCGTAGACATCGACATGAAGCTGGGCAGCGTGCCAGACCTGCCCAGCGTCGGTGCCAATGCCGAGTACAAGCCGGTGGGCAGCCTGAGCCCGAACAAGGCCAACGCCGTGCCCGCCGGTGGCCTGATGACCAGCATCCAGAACACCCAGAACCAGAACAAAGGCACCCACGTTGAGAAGGTGGAGATTCACACCGGCAAGCAAATGAGCCCGCTGGAGCTGGAAAACATGATGGCGATGGCGGCCGGCTGATGAGTCTCTACATCGATCTGCTCATCACCAACAACGACCTGACGCTGGACCCGTCCAACCAGCCCGTGCTGGTGGACGATCGGGCCAGCATCGCCCAGGACATCGCCCACATGATCCGCGAGAGCGGCCTGCTGGTCACGCTTATGGCCGAGCGTGACCGCTTCCGCCGTACCGACTGCATCAAGCAGCTGGAGCTGCTGGTGGAGGAGGACGAACGCCTTGTACCGGGCACCGTGGAAATCACTGAAACCGGCAGCGGCCAGTATCGCGTCGCTGCCAAGACCGTGGCCTTTGGGGCCGTCGAGGTAGCGCTGTGAGTGACGTCGATTTCAAGAAGGCCCTGCAGGACGCCGGCGTCCCTACGACCGAGGCGGGCCTGCGCGCAGCCTGGGAGAAAGAGGTGGCAGCCCAGGGCAGCAAGCTGAGCAATACCAGTGCCTGGTCGCCGTTCTGGCGCCTGGTCACGGCCCTAGTGACAAAGCCGGTGCTGTGGCTGATCGACTTCATCGTGGCCACCGTGCTGCCCAACTTCTTCGTCAAGACGGCCACCGGCAGCTGGCTGGACATGCTGGCCTGGGCGGTAAACGTCACGCGCAAGGCCTCGACCAAAGCCCAGGGCCACTTGCTGTTCACCCGCAGCGGCGTAGCCGGCACCCTGGAGATCCCCGCCGGCGTGCGTGTGCAGTCTGTGGCTATTAACGGCAACGTCTACGTCCTGGTCACCACTGCCGCGACCCAGTTTATCGACGGCGACGCTCAGGTCCTGGTTCCGGTCGAGGCCACCGAGGCCGGTAGCGGCTACAACCTCGCCCCTGGTTACTATTCGATCCTGCCCGAGCCGATCGCCGGCGTGATTCAGGTGGTGAACGCTGATGGCTGGCTGAGCCAGCCCGGGGCGGATCAGGAGCATGATGACGACCTGCGCCTACGTACTCGCAACCAGTTCAGCGCCGTCAACCAGTGGCACACCGACGCCGTGTACCGTGCCATGGTCGCCGCGTTCCCGGGTGTCGAGCCGGATGGTGTGTACTTCGAGCACAACGCGCCCCGTGGTCCGGGCAGCGCCAATGCCTTCGTGCTGTTCCAGGCGGGTTCGCCGGCGGACAGCTACCTGGGATTGATCAACAGCCATATCCGGGACCAGGGCAACCATGGCCATGGGGATGACCTCCTGGTGGCGGAAATGCCAGCGACCCAGCACGTCATCCGAGTGACAGTGTGGTTGACACCGCAGGTCGGCGCCGAACGCCAGGACCAGCTGCTGACCGACATCGAGCTGTTCATCAGGGCAGCGTTCCGAGAAAGCACGGACAGCGACTTCCAGCCCACCCGGACCTATCCGCAATCACGGTTCTCGTTCAGCCGGCTCGGTGAGGAGCTGCATGAACAGTTTTCCGGTATTGAATCCCTGGACTTCGAGAACACAGACATCATTTCTCAGCTGAACATCCCGCGCCTCGATGGCGTCCAGGTGGTGCTGGGTGAATAAGCTCAAGCTTCCTTTCTGGCTGGAAGGCGTCGAGCTTTCCAAGCTCCGCGACGCGGCGCAGTCCTGGTGGACAAAGGTAGAGCAGTGGGTGAGCTGGCCGCTGCTGCAGCTGGACGCCGAAACCTGCCACCTAGCGATCCTGGATTTGCTCGCCTGGCAGCGTGACATCCAGCGCTTCCAGGGCGAGCCAGAGAATCTCTACCGCTTACGGGTGAAGTACGCCTTCATCAACGCGGTTGACGCTGGCAGCGTGGCCGGCACCGTCCGGATCTTCCAGCGCTTGGGTGTTGGCTACCTCGAAATTGAGGAGCGCATCGATGGCGTGGATTGGGATGTGATCCGCTTGAACCTTTCCGACAGTCAGCTGAGTTCCAACCCCGTACTGCTGCGCGTGCTGATCCAGCAATACGGCCGCACCTGCCGGCGCTACGAGTTCACAACTATCACTCCGGTAACCCTGGGCATGCGCATCGCCCACTTCCATGACGACCAGGAAACCCTTGTCGCCGTCCTGGACGACACCGCCGATCGCCTCGTCGTTATCAACGAACTGGCCGTCGTGACCACCGAGAACATCTAGGAGACCCCATGGGAGCAAGCATCACCCTCGCTGGCCAGTCGCTGATCGCTCAGAAGCAGGCTACAAAACAGGTCCTGAACGTTGTGCGCTTCATTTTCGCCAACGTGCCAAACCTGAACCCTAACGCCCCGGTGAACCGTGGGGCCGGCAAGCCGCCGGTCAGCCAGCAGGTCTACACCGTGGCAGTGGATCGGGCGGGTTATGTGAACCCGAACCAGGTGATCTACAGCGTCATGGTCGATTCCAGCGTGGGTGACTGGGACTTCAACTGGATCGGCCTGGAAACCGTGGAGAACGTTCTGCTGGCCGTGGCCTACGTGCCGCTGCAGCAGAAGCGCAAGAACGTCCCACCTCTGCAGATCGGCAACAACATCACCCGCAACTTCCTGGTGGAATACGACGGCGCCCAGCAGATCACCGGCATCACCGTAGACGCGAGCACTTGGCAGCACGATTTCAGCGTGCGCCTGGCGGGCATCGATCGCCGCGAGAAGCTGAGCAACCGCGACATCTACGGTCGAGTCTGCTTCCTGGACAGCGGCCTGCAGATGGAACAGAGCTTTGGTCTGTACCAGGTCAAGGCGGGTGTGGCCTACATCGAAGGGGTGCGCCTGGCACTCAGCGAGCCCGTCCAGGTGCAACTGCCTGCGCTGCCAGCTAAGGCCTGGCTGGACGTGGCACTGCGTCGCCAGGGTAATGACGTCGGCGCTCAATGGACTGTCGCCTTCGGCAGCTCCAAAACGGACTACCAGGACGCCGACGGCACCGAGCATTACCTGATCGAGCTTGCCAGCGTGGCGGCGTCGGGTGATATCACTGACCTGCGCAAGTCGGAGCCGATCGCTACATCCGTGATCGAGCACATGGCGGCCCGGAAAGGAGACTACGAATTCCTGCGCGCCCGGGCTACGACCAAGGAAGACGTGGAGCTGGGCAACCTGCCCAATTCCAAATCGGACAACCCGAACGACGTCAGTAGCGAGATCCTGGCCACCACCAAAGCGCTCCAGAATGTCCGCGAGCAGATCGAGGGCAACCTGGTTGGCATGCTGGCCATGTTTGACCAGGATACGCCGCCAGATGGCTGGCTGCGTGCCAACGGCGCTGCTGTGTCGCGCACCGCGTTCGCCCGGCTCTTTGCAAAGATCGGTACCCGATACGGTGCCGGCGACGGGGTAACCACGTTCAACGTCCAAGACGTCCGGGGTCGCTTCCTGCGCGCCCTGGACGACGGCAAGGGCCTCGACCCGAGCCGAATCCGGGGCAGCCTGCAGGCCGATGAATATAAGTCGCACAACCACCCCGCGACATCGGCCGCCGCCGGCGGCCACACGCCCACCGCCACAGCTACCGCAGCCGGCGAGCACGTCCACCAGGTCAAAGAAGGGCAGGTGCTCGGCCAGGTCACCACCGGCGAGGTGCTGACCTCGGGGGACGATCTGACAACGGGCATCAACGGTTACTCAACCACCAGCAGCGCCGGCAGCCATACCCACCCCATCACCGTGGCCCCCGTCGCCGACCACCTCCACATCATCACCGTGAACGCGACCGGGGGCAGCGAAACGCGCCCGCTGAACATCGCTTTCCCGGTCTACGTCAAATACTAAGGGCCACGCCATGCAGACCAAGATCGTGTTCCAGACCGATCACCTGGGCATTTTCGTCGGGGAGGCGATTGCCGACCCTTCACCGCTTGAAGACGGCGTCTGGCTGATCCCCGGCGGCTGCGTCGAGCTGGCCCCACCGACCATTCCAGAGCACAAGGCCGCCCACTGGGATGGCCAGCGCTGGCAGCTGATCGACTCCTATCTGGGCTTGACCGCCTACAACATCCAGACCCGCGAGCCCGTGGCGATCGATCGGCACGGCCAACTGCCGGCGGGCTTCACCCTGGAGCCACCAGGACCAGGGCAGATCTGGAAAGACGGCGACTGGATCGATGACGTGCCGGCAGCTGTGGAGCAGCTGTATCAGGCGCAGGTCGCGACCATCGACAACGCCTGTACCCGGGAGATCACCGGCGGTTTCTGGTCCAAGGCCCTGGGTGTTCGGCAGTGCTACAGCAGCGCCCTGGACGACCAGCAGAACCTGAACGGCGCCGCTGCTCTTGCCACTGTGGTGGATTATCCCTGCACCGACGAGGCCGGATTGAAGGCGTTCCGCACCCACACCGCCGCGCAGCTGCGCCAGGTGGCGGACGAATTCACAGTGTTCAAGCTGCAGCGCCTGCAGCACTCGTATGCACTCAAGGAGCGCCTGCAGCAGGCCCGCGAAGCCAAGGACCTGGACGCCCTGGGCGCGGTGACCTGGGAGGCCGACGGGCAATGACCTGGACCCCCGTCACCATGCGCTGGCCCAGCGAATCGACCAACTGGCTGTCCGCCCTGGAATCGGCTAAAGACCTGGCAGCTAGCGAGCTGGCGAGCACCGGCACGCGCCTGGCTGCGCTACAGGATATGGCCACCACGGCGCCGAACCCCGTTGGCGAGATGGCCGCAGCTGCAGTGGCCGCAGGCCGGCAAGGCCTGCAGGCAGCCCTGGGTGAGGTGCCCAAGTGCCTGGTGGTGACACCGTTCCAAAGTGGAGTTGGCCAAGGTCGTGGTCTGCAGCGCTATCTGTCGGCGCCGAACATGCTCAACCACCTGGGGAGCAAGCTGGGCGACGTCACGGACCAGAACAGCCCCGCAGGCGAGCAATACGCGCTGGTGGTGATGTTCTTGGGCACCCGGTACGACCATTTTGCCTCGACCTTGGGGCGATTCAATGCCGTGCTGCCGCTGCCCGACCTGCAGCGTGCGCAGAACCGCGCCGGGCGCTTGTTCGAGCTGGAGTCGGTGAAGTGGGAGCTGCCGAGCGCCGGCGCGCTGCCGCGCTGGGGCGAGCTGCCCTTGGAACGGGCCACCATCACCAAGGCCGCGAGCCAGGCCATGGCGGGCCAGCTGGCCGCGCTGGAGAGCTTCGCCGCCAGTTCGCCCATGACTGACCTGCAGGCGCTGGCCACCCGCAAGGCTGAGCGCAGCGCCGCCAAGGCCAAGCAGCTCGATGATCTCAAGGCCCTGTTCGACGGCGCAACGTCAGATACCACCATCACTGCCCGCCTGATAGGCCCCGGCAACGCGGCCGAGCTGCGCCGGCAGCTGCTGGCAGGTAACGCACCAGGTCACGAATGGCCGATCTCCGCCGGCGTCATGCTTGTGGGTTCGCTGCCGGGCCTGAGCTTCGTGCGCGAACTGGTGGGCCTATGACTCTGCTCCTGGACGGCGAAAAGGTCCGTGGCCGCAGCATGAAGGTCACCGGAGACATGCGGATAGAGAGCGGCGACATGTCTGGGCAGACCAGCAACACCGATACCGCGCACAAGGGGTTCAAGCCCAAAACGCTGACCGTCACGCTGATGATCCCTTTCGTGGATGCCGAGCACCTGCGCTCACTCATGCGCCTGGCCGAGGCAACGGAAAGCGGGGGCCAGCTCAAGACCTACCGCGTGGTCAACGACACGGCCACCGCGATCGGCATGCGCCAGGTGCAGTTCTCTGACGGCGTCAGCGCCCGGGAAGACGACTCGCTGCGCGGCTGGCGTATCCAGTTCACCTTGACCGAAAAGCTGTCGAACCCCGAGCGAGTGGAAAAGCGCAGGGCTGATAAAGCGGTCAAGACCCAGAGCGCCCCGGGGCAAGGCGTCACCGGTACTGGCGGCAGCGGCAACAGTGGCGCCGATGACAGCGGCACCGGCCAAGGCCTGACCGGGTTCGAGAGCACCCTGAAAAAGCTGGATGACTGGCTGGGGAGCACATCGTGAAGCTCCATAAAGTCTTGCGCATCGCCGGCATCGAGCACGACCTGGTCAAAGATGATGTCCGCTTGGAGCTGGCCACCCCCGGCCGCGCCCAGTTCACCATCAAATCCACCGCGCCAGTGTCGGGCCTGGTCACGCTCGACATCGGCTACAACGCGCAGCCGCTGCAGCGCCACTTCATCGGGTATGTGGAGCGGTCCACCTCGGTTAACCAAGTGGAGCAGGTGCTGTACTGCCGAGAGCTCGCCGCGATCCTGGCCAAGCCCCTGCCGATGAACCTGCGCCACGCCCATCTGCGCACGGTACTGGCCGCGATCAGTGACCAGACCGGTCTTCGCTTCCGTGTGCCGGCACAGGCCTACGCGGCGGTAAAGGCGCCGTTCTTTTACAGCCTGGCCTCGGGCTTCCAGGCCATGGACAGCCTGGCCCGGGTTTTCAGCATCCCCGACTTCATCTGGCAGCAGCAGGGCGATGGCGAGGTGTTCGTGGGTAGCTGGCAGCACAGCTTCTTCGGCCAGCGCTCGCCGCTGCAGCTGCCGATCGAGCTTTTCAACAACTACCAGGGCAACCAGAGCGCCGTGATCGCGGCGCTGCCTGGCCTGCGTCCTGGTGCAACCATCAACCAAGGCGAGCGAGTCACCTCCGTGGCCCTCGTCGGTACCGAAATGGCGATCAAATGGAAGACGCAATCCGGCGCTGTGTAGAGCGCATGTTCCCGGAGCTGAGCGGCGGCTACCATTTGCCGCGCATGGCCCGGGTTGTCGGTGTGGCCGACGCGCCCGCCGGCGCAACGATCTGCGACGACTTCCGGCCGCGCTTTGCGGTCGACCTGCAGGTCCTGGACGAGAACGGCGAGCCGGACGAGGCCCTGCCGACGCTGGCCGGTGTGCCGCTACCCGTGCCCACGGGCGGTGATGAAATGGGCTTTTTCAGCTTCCCCGAGGAAGGCACGACCGTGGTGGTCGGCTTCACCCAGGGGCTGCCACACAAACCCTTTATCCAGTGCATCCTGCCCCACGGTCTGTCCTTGCCCCGCGTGCCCAAAGGCGACCAGGTCTGGCAGCACAGCGAGGCCTCGCAACAGCGCGTCGAGGCGGACGGCAGCTGGACACGCCAGACCGACGGCGGGATCAACGACAAATCGACCGATCGCCAGGTGGAAAGCCTGACCAACGCCGAGCGCTACCAGAGCGACACCCGCAGCATAGAAGACCATTCCACCGAGTCCGTGGGCGGGATCAAGACGATCGAGGCGCTGGGCGCGCTCAAGTTGCTTTCCGGCGGCGCGACCAACCTGGCGTCAGTGGACGACCTCAACCTAGCCACCGGCCGGGACCTGAACCAGGTGGTCGCCCAGAAGATGAATCTGGCCGTGGGCGGAATGCTCCTGGAGCGCGTCCTGGGTGCCCGGAAAAGCATCGCCAAGACAACCTGGCTGGGCTCCGAGTCCGTAAACGTCTTGCAGATCCTGTGCGATCTGATCGACCTGGTCATGCAGATGAACACCGAGATCGCCGGACACAAGCATGGCCCAAGCCCACCGCCCGACAACGCAGCTGCCTTCACCGCTCACAGCACTGAAAGTCTTCTTCTCAATGGGCAACTGAAGCCCATCACCGGTAAATGACATGGAACTGAAAAACTTTTTCGCTCAAGACGATGAAGGGCACGTCCTGCCTGGGGCCGACTGCTTCGTGTACCTGCGCGGCACTGAAACCCAAGCGCCAGGAGTAGTCAGCGCCGGCGGCGTGGCGCTCACTAACCCGTTTACGGCAGCTAACGACGGTCTGATCCAGATCGCCGCGCCCAATGGCTTGTACGACCTGCGTGTGAAGAAGGGGGAGCGGGATCGCCGGATCCGCGTCCAGTTCAACGATGTGACCGATACGCTCCTGCAGGCCCAGCGGGCAGCTGAGCGTGCAGAGCAGGCCAGCTTGGTTACCGAGGCATCCAAAAACATCAAGCCGACGACGGCTGATGGCCTGCGTGACACCAACGACGGGGAATATTTCAGCGTACCGAGCGCCTCGGGCGCATCGTCCTTGACGCTCTATCGCAACACTGCAGGAGTGGCCGCCGAGCAAACCAGCCTGCCAAGCGGTGCTGCCGACACTCGGACGATCAACAGAAGCAAGGCCTATCCGCTGCGAGCGATGACCCGTGGCAAAGTGCTGTCGCCGGCAAGTCTGCAGTGGAACAAGCTGCTCTTGGACGTCCAGGTGGTGGGTGAAGCTTCACTGCTGGAGGGTAAATTCTTCCGGGTAGGTTACTTCCAAAACGAGGCGAGCATCGCCGGTGTGGCGGCTCACGGGATTGTCCTCGAAGAGTTCGACGCCGCGACCTACGCGGCAACAGGCATAGCCACTAAAATTCACAACTACACCGACGCACCGGCACCGATCGTGCGTACTGACGGCGTCCAGACCTTCACCATCACGCCTCAGCAGCGTCCTGGGCTGAAGTTCATCATCACCATTGATGCCGCAGAACTGAGTGCCGCCGGCACACCTCTAAACGCCCTCAATATCGAAACAAATGGCCCGTACTCCTGGATTATCGATCCAGCCTGCTACGTGGCAATCGCTGGGCTGGGCGACATGCTGGCCATGAACAAAGGCCGTGTACTGCCTTTGAAAGCAAAGGTGCGCGGCGGTAAATCAAGTGCCGCGCCCACGACCTTCATGAACGTGCTGCTGGACATCGAGGTAAACGGCGCACGCCCAGGCAAGTACTACCGCGTGGCCCACTTCAAAAACGGGACCCAACTGCTGGCAGGACCGGACGACGGCTGGATTATTGAAGAAATCGACGCGGTTAACTACGAGACGGCAGCTAACCCGCAGCTGACGGTCATCAACTATACCGACGCCTCTACTCCGGTACTGCCGCGTGGCGGTGTCCAGACCGTTAACCTGGTCAGCTCGGTAGTGCCGGGGCTGGTCATCAAGATCACGCTGGATACCGATGCTCTACCCGCTTACGGCAGCTACATCGGTGCCAACGCGGATTCCCAGGCCGGTTACAGCTACATCATCGACCCAAGCCGCTATCGCTTGCGCTCGGACTCATCGGCTGCCGATCACCGTCCTATTGAATGGGTGATGACTGCAGCAGGTGAATTCATTATGGCCTGGGCGAGCAACACCAGGTGCTATCGGCTGACCTGGACCCTGAACGGGATTAACAAGATCCCGAACATCCGGACGGTTGAGTCTGCACCTGGTAACTCCCTGGCCGACGCGGTCTGGCAGCACATGAGCACTACCGGCAGTGACTGGTTGCCACCCATGCAACTGATGGCGGCGAACAATGGTGACGGTGGTCTCGTTGCATTTACTGGCGGGGCTCATGGTTCCGACGGCGGATCGGGCGGCGCCCCAACAGCCACCAACAAGCTCTGGCAAATCCTGGCGGACGGGCTACCGGTAACCCAGGGCAGTGGCCGAGCCCAGCTCATCACCATGCAGATCATCAACCACCTGCAGGCCTATAACACCAAAGTTTCGGGGCGCGAAGTCGGCCGCCAGGCGTTCAGCGTCGGAATCGTCCCAGGCTGTATGGAAGTGGTCGCGGCCTTTACCGCCCTTGAGGACGTCCTGGTGCGCAGGGACTACGGACTCCAGCTCATCAGCCAAGGTTTCCAAGGTACCCAGCTCGTCCTCGGCGGCGTGGATACCCAGCGGACTGAGTTCATTCCGGCCGACGGCCTGGGCTCCGGCACCAAAGGTCAGGCCCCTAATGCCTGGGCTGTGGTGCTGCAGCACCCAACCAACGGGCAGATGGCTCTCTGGATGGACAAGGAGTACGGCGCCGGTGATGGATCGCACTGCATCGACAGCGAATTCCTGGTCAGAGGTGCAAATACCGGAAAATGGTACTTGGGGGCGGTACTCAACCCTGGCGGGGAGCACTTCGCAGCCGGCACCGGCTACCGGTACCGGGCTGGCCTGTCCTGGCAGTCTGCCGACATCACGGCCAATGGCTACGACTCAGTCGTGACGATGCGGCGCAAGGGTATGGAGACGTTCTGCTATGCTCTTTCTGACGGTAAATCGCTAATCCTGTAGGCCCTTTCTGAGAAGCCTGGAAACATCAGGCTTCTCAGATTTTCTTGCATGGTGCACCTAAGGGTTTGCACGATGGAATGGTTCTAGGACTTTGTCTGTAAGATTGATGATAGGAACCGGGCCTTGATAACTGTTGGCGCGCTTTTGAACCTCGGCCACCATCACCTTTCGACTTTCTGGTTCATCCATGCAATAACTTCTAAATATTTGCCTACGGTCCACCCCGTTGGCTTTTCCAAGAAAAACTATGATCGAGACAAGCAGTACATCCCCAAGCTTAAAGAAGTCTGGTACTAAGACCTCGGTTGCCCCGGCTTCATAGCCATTCGCTGCTGGATTGATTTGTTTTTCATCCCCCTCGATCAGGTGTAAGTACTCCTGAATTATCGCAGATCTCGTAAAAAGTTCATTGGGGGAGATGGTTATATCGTCGTAATAACCATATTCACCCTGGACCTTCTGAACGTCTTTCACGATCTTGAGCGCAGTAGCAAAGTCACCCCCCATCCCCTCTATACTAATTCTGGCAGTTAGTTTTCGCCCCGCAGCCTCCAATGTCAGCTCGACCCCGCCAGGGTGCTGCATCATCGCCAAAAGCTGATAGAACTTCAGTATTTCCTTTAAAGTCGATTGATCTTTATCTTTTTTGTGGATCCAGAACGTGATTGCTTTCCCATCAGGTCTAATGTCGATGGTTATTCTTTCAGCGCGCATCCTCATGAGTCTATATTGATCTGGCACCCAGTCAGCTAGAGCACCCCGGGATACATCTACAACCCATTCTATGCTCGAGCCTCGACTCAAACTCTTAAAGACCATTTTGCCGAGTTCCTTCGGCCCCTCATCCATGATCGATATCTGAGCAGTTTCTCTTTGCTCGTCAGGTAGCTCATCGCGGATTCCAAATCTGGTTTGGAAAGCTTTGAAATCCTTGACCGCAATTGTGGAATGGTCACCGATTACCATTCCGACAAAACGCTTCATATCTTCTGCGTCAACCTTGAAAGTAAAGCTTGTAGCTCCGGGCCCATACCCTACCGACGAGATATGCTGCTGCTTATTGTTCACATATTCGGCTTGAGATCCACCAATACACGCAACTATCGCCGCTTTTAATCCATCCCCATTCAGCGGCTCAATCAGCGGTGCGCTCGAAAATTTTAGGCTCATTTTTTTCTCGTTGAGCTTTACATCTTTGTTCTTGGTTGTTTCTTTTCGAATTCTTTCAAGTATCCTTTCTCGGTGCGAGTCATCAATATGGATTAAGTACGCAGCTTTGGGGGCGTGCCCGTGCCCCATATCAACTAACAAATAGAATGCCGGCAAAGTTGTAGTGGCCATTGCATGCAGATTTGAAAGTTCAATTGAAATACTTTTTGGTCCTCCGTCCGTAGTTTTAACCTGAACCTTGCATTCGTAAGCCGACTTATGAAGTCCTGCTGCTGTTGATAAGTCATAACCACTGGACATTTCGAAAAAAAGATCCCAGCCGAACATGTCAATTACTGCTTTGTTCGCTGTAATACCACCTAGACTACACCACGCCTGTACGAAAGCTTCACCTGCATTTCCCTTGTTTCTCACGATGCCTTCCCCGGCGATAAGATCTCGAGGTCGCAGAATATCCAAAAAACGCTAGCGGGGAAAAAACGGCAGGGGAAAAGCACTTATCCCCCTCCCGCCGACGCGCTTTTCGTCCTGAAATCGTGCAAACCGGCCGGGTGGTGCAAACCATGCCGCAGGCCGCGCCGTATCTGGACCCGCGCAGGGCGGTGGCAATTGCACGCTGTGAAAGAAAATGAAAGGTTGTGCAACCGCGTGCGGCTTAATGGGCGCTGTGCGGGGCGAGGGCGCCCATGGCTGGAGCCCGCGGAATCCGTGAGGGAGCGGCGAAAAAATACACGATTTCAGCGATTTTCATTTTCGGACACCGTGAATTTCAAGCGTGCACAGCGGACCAGGAGCAGGGCGCCGATCCGGGTGGAACCCCCGGCGGGTGGGGGCTCAGCGATTCACCGGCATTGCAAAGCGTTTCACTCGTCGGTACCGGTCGCCAGCCACATGTGTGGAAGATCGCTCAGGTTCTTCAGGCGCTCAAATTCTTTGGCCACCACCGGGATCAGGATGTGCTCGAGGCGGGCTTTGAAGCTCACTGCCTGGTCTTCGGTCAGGCGCTTCACGGTCCCAGTACGCGCACTGGCACAGGACACGTTCTTCGGGTGGATGCCGATCCCGTCCAGGCTGCCATGTATGTAGCCATCCAGGTACTCGCGGCGCTTGAACAGGACCGCGCTTTCCGGTGCTTCCTGGTAGTCCCAGTGCACCTCCCAGGCCTCGCCATTCTTTATCAGTTCGATTTTCGGGAGGGCTGCTTGGGTGGCTGCTTTGCGCATTTTCTCATCTCGATCAATTCGCTTCGTGGGGCATTTTGAAGGATAGCTTCGGGGTGCCCCATGAAAGGTTTTTCAGGCTGACCCCCAAAAGCCTGTCAGAACATGGATATCTGTCAGGAAATCGGCTGGAGGCCGCGTATTTACTGGGTTTGCGATCTGACAACGCAGTGTCAAAAACGATGCAGATCTGACACACCTAATAAAAAAGCCTTATAAATCAGTGACTTGAAAAGGTGCAGTCTGACAGTGTGGTTTTGTCAGGTTTTGACAGTACGTTGACACCTTTCTGACACTACATCAAAACGCTGAAAGCCTTGAGATATAAGGGCTAGACATAGGTAAGAAGAACAATCTGACAAATCTGACAAGCTTTTTAGGGGTCAACCTAAATTTTTCGTTGCCTCGTACAGGCGGTCGGGTTGTAACGCGTATGCTCACCTACGAGTGCCTAAAAAACCGGCCCTTTAAAGTGCGGGACTACCTATCAACACCTTCCTACTCACCGGCATTCGACGGCCGCTGTGACTCGTCCCCAGCGCCGGCTGGCTCCTGCTTTTGAGAGCGTTCATCTAGCACCAACTGGGTGGCATCTTCCAACACCTCTATGAGCCAGGCACATGACGCAGACATAGAGACAGCGTCATCGAATGCCACCTGCCTGTCCGTTAAATGTGCCGCGTCATTCCGAACAGCTGCTAGCCGCAGGAACGTCGACTCGGTGAGGTCATTGATGTGTCCGCTGTTTTTGAGAGTCTTCAGCTTGTATTGGTAGCTGGAGTACCGAGGAGCGAACTCCCAGCCCAAGGTCACTATCAGATTATTGAGCGCTGACTCCACTTCGAACCAGGAGTGCATGATTGCTGCTCGGGGGGAGATTGAGGCCAGCTGGGCTGTTTCTGCTTGAAGAACTGGTGCGACGGGGGCTCCCGTTTTCACAACACTGGAGGAAAGGTCCTCCTCAACAGCTTTCAGCTTTTCCTCCAGATCGATCTCGAGGTCGCCGTATTTCACGCTCCGGATCTTGGGTAGCAGCTGCAATACATGCTTCTTCAAGGCAAAGACCACGATGACGATTGCAATTGGCCAGGCCACCGAGGAGACCACCGCTGCTATGAACTGCTTCCAATCCATGGTGACACCCCCGAGAACCAA